TCTCTAGATGCACCCCCTGCACCTGATGGATTCAGGTATAGATGGATAAGAGCTGAAGTCGTAGGATTTCAAGATACGAAAAACATAACTGGACGTTTAAGAGAAGGTTATGAATTAGTTCGTGCCGAAGAAGTCGAAAATGCAAGTGATTATCCAGTTCTCGAAGACGGGAAATACAAGGGAGTGATTGGGGTCGGTGGCCTTCTTCTTGCGAAGGTACCTGAAGAGATCGCGCAGCAAAGACAAGACTATATGGCAGGTCGCCATAAAGATCGAAGTGAAGCCGTAGAAAACGATTTAATGAAGGAGCAGGATAGTAGAATGCCTATCAACGTTGAAAGGCAATCTCGTGTAACCTTCGGTGGTACGAAAAAGTAATTTTTTAATCACTGAATTTAAATAAACCGTACTGGAGGCCGTCTCACGACGGCAGGTACATAAGGAGAAACAACTATGGCAAATAGAAACACTCAAGGTTTTGGACTAGTGCCTGCAGGAACTCTCGGACAAACTCCGGCGACTTCTGGAACAGGTAAGTACAAAATCGATGCGGGTTATGCAACTACCATTTATCAAAATGGTGCTGTAGCTTCTAGTGCTGGTTACATTATCGATGGTCAAACGACTGATGCACCTATCTTAGGTGTATTAAACGGAATATTCTATAACGCGGCAACAACTTTAAAACCGACGTTTTCGAATCATTACGTTCAGGTAACACCAGCTAACTCAGAAGATATCGATGCATTTGTATTCGATAACCCTCAACAACAATACGTAGTGGCAACTGACGCTGCTGTGGCTCAATCAGGATATTTAGAAACGTATGACATGAATACTTCTGCTGGTAGTACAACTACTGGTAAGTCTTCAGCTACGCTAGATATCGGAGACACAAGTGCAGATGCTGCTTCTTTCAGATTATTAAGATCTGCAGAGGATCCTGAAAACGATGAAAATGCGGCTTTCAGATCTGTTGTAGTTTGTGTTAATCTGATTGAGTTACAATCGTAATAGTCAGAATAGGAGATAAAACATGGCAATATCACGATCACAACTAGTTAAAGAACTAGAGCCAGGTCTGAATGCACTATTCGGCTTGGAATACAAAAGGTATGAAAATCAGCATGCTGAGATTTATACTAACGAGTCTTCTGACAGAGCTTTCGAAGAGGAAGTTATGTTATCAGGATTCGGTAACGCACAAGTGAAAGCAGAAGGTGCTGGAGTATCATTTGATGATGCACAAGAAACTTTCACAGCAAGATACACTCACGAGACAGTAGCTTTAGCATTTGCTATCACAGAAGAAGCTATCGAAGATAACCTCTACGATAGATTAGCTTCTAGATATACAAAAGCTTTAGCAAGATCTATGAGCAACGCTAAACAAGTAAAAGCTGTTGAACCTTTAATTCAAGGTCTTCCTTCAACGGATGGTTTTGATTCAGGCGACGGTGTTAGTTTGTTTAACACGTCTCACCCTACAGTAGCAGGTACTTTTAAAAATACTTTGTCTACTCAGGCAGATCTTAACGAAACTTCGTTAGAACAGTCGTTAATTGACATTGCGGCTATGACTGACGAAAGAGGTCTTAGAGTTGCAGCAAGAGGAGTAAAAATGATTATTCCTTCTGAGCTTCAGTTTACAGCTGAGAGATTGATGAAATCTCAAGGTAGAACTGGAACAGCTGACAATGATATCAATGCAATCGTATCTATGGGTATGATTCCGCAAGGATACAGAGTTAATAATTACTTAACTGACTCTGATGCATTTTACATCATGACAGACATTCCAAATGGAATGAAAATGTTCACAAGAGCTCCATTGACAACTGCAATGGAAGGTGATTTCGATACTGGAAACGTCAGATACAAAGCTAGAGAAAGATACTCATTTGGAGTATCAGACCCTAGAGGTATCTTCGGTGTTGAAGGTGCGTAATAACTAAATTTTTGGGGCGGCCTTAAAACCGCCCCATTTACTTAACAAACTGGTGAGAATGAAAAAATTTTTAGTCAAAATATGGGCGTATCAACATTACGCAAAATTTGAAGTGGAATCTGAAGATAATCCACAATCCCTAGAAAATGCAATCCTTGACAAACTTGGAGAAAAGAGTATAAAATGGGAAGATCTTGGAATTAGTTATGATGACAAGATTAACAGAATAACCTATGAGGAGGTTGTTAATGGTACAAGACCTGTACAAACAAAAAAGGTCCTTGGAGTTGAAGTGGGAACAGGAGCATCTATCTAATGGTAGATACACTCTTGAAATGGTCAGAATCGATGACAAAGTCAAAAAAGTCATCACAAAGATCAAGCTGGAAGAAGCAGCAATTGCCCACAGGCAAAACACTATTGAAGGTGCCGCTCCACAAGTTTCTGTAGCTACTTAATCAAAAGCTACATTGCTAAAATGCATAAATACCGTAGGCTCTCTTGCACTCTATTAAAATCTAGTATATAGTTTTTTCACTATACAATTATAAAACGAACATAGACGCGTATAGTCGACGGCCTAGAGACTATGTTCAGAAACTAGGAGGAATATAATTATGGCTTCAACAACGTTTAACGGACCGGTACGTTCGGAAAAAGGTTTCCAAGTAGCAACTAAAAACGCTACTACGGGAGCAGTAACAACTAGAATGAGTTCAGGTATGCCTGACTTAACTGGTTTATCTATCTCAGATGTAGCAACATCATCTACGCTAACTTTAGCGGCTGATACTATATCAGTAGTAGATTATACAGGAGCAGCAGCTTGCGCATGTACTTTACCTGCAGCAACACAAGGATCTGTTGTTATTTACTGTCAGGCTAAAGACACTACTGGCGGAACTGCAACTTTATCTTTTGATTGCGCTGGTTCAGATGCATATGCAACTGGTTCAGTAATTGAATCAAGAGGTTCATCAGAAGTAACTTTTGATACTTCAGCATCGGGTGAAACTTTATTGACTTTCACACCTGCTAACGCAGCAACAAACCTTTTAACTACAGCTGGACAAATAGCTTTCATTTGTTATGAAAAAGGTACTTGGCACATTGCAACATCATTAGCTAGAGAGACTACTCAAACTACTGGTGCATTTGTATTTGCGTCGTAATAAATAAATTAACTCGGAGCGCCTGGTAATGCAGGCGCTCTTGAAAAGGAGGAAAAATGGCAGACACAGTATTAAATACAACTGTATTTGACGGATCAAAAAAACTTATCACTCACTACAACGTAGTTTCTGATAACTCTGGAAGCACAACTAAAATAGTTGATGTTTCTGCATTAGCTACAAACAACGGTAAATCTTGCCAAACGGTAAGACTTAATAAAGTTAGTTGTAACGTTTCAGTAACAGCACCAGTAGATGCTTTACGTATGGAGTGGGACAATTCAGGAACTAATGTTGTTTTTCAAATGTTAAATGGTGAAATGGAATATGACTATTCATCTTTTGGCGGATTAAAAAATAATGAAGCTAGTGGTTATTCTGGAGACGTCAACATAACATTACCTGCTTGCACAGCAGGAGATGGTGGAACAGTTGTTTGTGAATGGATTAAAGTCTACGAATCGTAGGAGTTTAAATGGCTAATACTACTTCGGGAACAGCAACGTTCGATAAAACTTTTTCTATAGATGAAATTATAGAAGAGTCTTTTGAACGTATTGGATTAAATTCTGTGGCTGGCTATCAAATGAAGTCAGCCCGAAGATCTCTTAATATTTTATTTCAAGAATGGGGTAATAGAGGTATTCACTATTGGGAAATAGCAGAAACTAATATTGACATGATAGAAGGTCAAGCTGAGTATAAATTTTTTAGAGCTAGTGGTGATGGCACAAGTGCAACAACTACACCAACAAACGGTATCTATGGAATGTCCGATGTCCTTGAAGCACAATTAAGATCTAATAGAACACAAACTACACAATCAGATTCACCTATGACAAAAGTTGATAGATCAACTTATGGTGGTTTTTCAAATAAACTTTCAAAAGGCACACCTAATCAATACTTTGTGCAAAGATTTATAGATCACGTTAGTATTCAAGTGTATCCAACACCAGATTCAACTAACGCATCAAAAGATATGCACATTTATTATATTAAAAGAATTCAAGATATTGGTGATTATACAAATGCAACTGATGTACCATTTAGATTTGTACCTTGTATGGTATCAGGACTTTCATATTATTTAGCACAAAAGTATCAACCACAAATGGTTCAAGTTATGAAACTTGCTTATGAAGATGAATTAGCAAGAGCATTAGCAGAGGATGGTTCTGCTTCTAGCACACACATAACACCTAAAACTTATTACCCAGGAGCATAATGAGAAAAAAATTTAACATGGGCAGCAATAAACCAATTAGAAAAATACAACTATCGCCGGAACTGACAGATGCAAAAAAAAAATTTAAAAAATTACTAGATCAATATAAAAATAAACCTTTAGATGATGAAGCAGTAAGAAAAGGTTATAAAATATTTACAAGGAAATAATGTCAAAATACGCAACAGGTAAATACGCAAAAGCGATATCAGACAGATCTGGTTTAGAGTTTCCATATAGAGAAATGGTTAGAGAATGGAATGGATCTTTCGTACACATATCAGAGTTTGAACCAAAACAACCACAGTTAGAACCAAAACCAACAAGCGCTGATGGTATTGCATTAAGACATGTAAGAACTGCAAGAGCAGAAAATGCAGTTCCATATGCCATACCAGAAAATGGTTTTGAAACTTATGAATCAGGATCAAGAATTATTAATGTAACTGCACCTGGTCATGGTTTAACTAATGGAACAACATATAGATTCAGAGGTCCACCTTTTGCCATAACTGCATCGGGCGGTACTTTTCAATTTGGAAATCCTGCAGACTTTGATGGTATTACAGGTGCTAATATTGCAAAAGCAGCAGGTTATGCAATTACAACAGGAATTTATAGAAGTGGTGCAAGAGTTAGCACTGACTATGCTGTAGCAAATTTCTTCTTCTTTACAGTTGACACAGATACTGCTACAGTTGGTGGAATTAAAGGAGGAGGACCTGGTTGTTCAGTAGGACCAGTTACATTAACCGCATGATTAAAAAATTAAAACATTTTTTTTGTAAGTTATTTGGTATTAAACAATGTAAGTGTTTAGAAAAAGACGAACATTTACAATTATACGAAGATATGCCAGAATCAGATATCCCTGTTTATAATCATAAGTTAGATAAAATAAATAGAAAACATAAAAAGGGTAAAGAATAATGGCAGGGTTAAGTGCATCAGGATTAAAAACTCAAATAAGAAGTTATACTGAAACAGACTCTACTGTTTTATCTGACTCTGTTTTAGAAAATATAATATTAAATGCGCAATATAGAATATTTAGAGATGTGCCAATTGATGCTGACAGAAAGCAACAAGAGGGTAATTTAGTTACAGGTCAAGAATCTATTAATGCTCCAGCAGGAGCTGTGTTTATTAGAGGAATACAGGTTTATGACTCTACTTCAGCTATAACTGGAACTAATGTATGGTTAGAAAAAAAAGATGTAACATACCTTCAAGAGTATGTATCATCGACAGCATCAGCTAAAAGAGGACAACCTAAATATTATGCTATGTTTGGTGGTGCTACCGGAGAGTCCGACACTACATCTGGAAGAATGATGTTTGCTCCTGTGCCTGATACAACTTATAAATTTAGGGTTCATTATAATGCTGCTCCAGCTTTATTAGAAAATGATGATACAAATTATATTAGTCTTAACTTTCCAAATGGGCTACTATATTGTTGTTTATCAGAGGTATATGGATTTTTAAAAGGTCCAATAGATATGTTGACACTATACGAAAATAAGTATAAACAAGAGGTACAAAAGTTTGCTAACGAGCAAGTTGGTAGAAGACGAAGAGACGACTATACAGATGGCGCTGTTCGTATACCAGTAACCTCAGCAAACCCATAGGAGATAAATTATGGCAATAACATCGGCAATTTGTACAAGTTTTAAACAAGAAATTTTAGTTGGCACACATAATTTTACTGCAACAACTGGAAACACGTTTAAGATTGCTTTATTTACTAGTTCTGCATCTTTAGGCGCAGGCACAACAGCTTACTCAACATCAAACGAAATTACAAATTCATCAGGAACTGCATACACTGCAGGTGGTGCAACTTTAACAAGTGTAACACCAACAACAGATGGAACTACTGCAGTATGTGATTTTGCAGATGTAAGTTACACTTCTGCATCTTTTACAGCTAATGGTGCATTAATTTATAACGATACACAATCTGACAAAGCTGTTGCTGTTATCGCTTTTGGTGGTGACAAAACAGTGTCAAGTGGAACATTCACAATTCAATTTCCAACAGCAGACGCATCTAACGCAATAATTCGTATAGCGTAAGGAGGAACTCCTTATGTCAACTACCTGGGGACAAAATTCTTGGGGTGATAACTCATGGAATTCTAATGTTGTTACTACTTCTTTAACAGGTGTTGAAGCTACAACTTCTATTGGAAGTGTAGATGCTTTTCCTTTACAAGGTTGGAGCAGACAACAATGGGGTAATTCTGGTTGGGGTGTTGAATATTCTGTAGCACCATCAGGTTTTTCTGCCACAACTTCTGTAGGATCAGTAGTAGCTGCTCAATTTATAACTCCAGATATTGTAGGTGTAGAATCTACTACCAGTCTTGGATCAATAAGTATAAATACTGTTGTAATACCTACAGGTATAGAGGCAACAGTATCTTTAGGACAAACAGAAGAATCTAATCAAAGAGGTTGGGGAAGACTAAGTTGGGGAACCGCTGATTGGGGAGAAGGAAGAGATGAAACCATATCGCTTAGTGGTTTTGAAATAACCGCTTCAATAGGAAGTATAACTCCAGTATTTACATATTTATTAGAAGTAGGTCCTGCATTTAAAATGACAGGACAAGTTGGTAGTGTTGGTATTGGTTTAGGTGTAGAGCTTTCCGGTGTAGAAGCAACTTTTGCAACACCTGTTCTTGCTAGCACAGGAACTTTAGTTGGTTGGGGTAGAGATGCTTGGGGTGATAACTCTTGGGGTGAATCTCCAAATCAAGTTATAGGTTTAGTTGGTATACAATCAACTATAAGTGTTGGATCTATAACTCCAGCAGACGTAGTTGGTGTATCTGGTGTAGAAGCAACAACAAATGTTGGAAGTGTAGGTTTTGTAATTAGTCCTACTATTTCTTTAACAGGAGTAAATGCTACAGTAAGTCAAGGTACAATAGGTCTAGAATTTGGTCCTGCAACAATTAGTGGTGTAGCTGCAACAGCTAGTGTAGGGACTTTAGGTTTAGAGTTTGGTCCTTCAGAAATAACTGGTGTTTCTGCAACAGTAAGTGTTGGTGAGTTAGATGTTGGACCTATATCTTTAATTGATCTAACAGGTGTTTCTGCAACAACAAGTGTTGGTTCAATATCTCCAGCAGATGTTATTGGATTAACAGGTGTAGCTGCAACAACAAGTGTAGGATCTTTAACTATTGTAGATGTAACACAAGGATTGACAACAGATGAAATTACGTCTAGTGTAGGAATTATTGGAATTCAAGCATATGGAAATATTGACATTGGATCTAATACATCGTATACAGACGTAACAACAGGATCAAATGATACATATTCTGATGTTGCAACTGGGTCAAATACGAGTTATAGTGACGTCGCATAGGAGATAAAATATGGCATCAACATACACACCTTTAGGTGTTGAACTTCAAGCAACTGGTGAAAACGCCGGTACATGGGGTACAAAAACTAATACTAATTTACAAATTATAGAACAAATTTCTGGTGGATTTACACAGCAATCAATAGCTGGTAGTGCACAAACAACAACTTTATCAGTTTCTGATGGATCAACTGGAGCAGTTTTATCTCACAGAATGATCGAGTTTACTGGAACTATTACAGGTAATCAGATTGTAACCATACCTCTCGACGTTCAAACTTTTTATATTTTAAGAAATTCAACTTCTGGATCTTACACAGTTCAATTTAAATATGTTTCTGGTTCAGGAGATTCTTTTACTTTTTCAGCAACAAACAAAGGCGATAAAGTAGTTTTTGCATCAGCTAATGATGGGACTAACCCTGATATTATTTCTGTTAATACAGGTATTGCAAATGTTGTAGATGATACATCACCACAATTAGGCGGTGATTTAGATACTAATTCACACAATATAGCTATTGACGATGCACATGGAATTAATGATGAAAACGGAAATGAACAAATTATATTTCAAACAACAGCATCTGCAGTAAATCAGTTTGATATTACAAATGCTGCAACAGGTAATGCACCTAGCATATCTGCAACTGGAGGAGATTCTAATATTGATATCGCTTTAATTCCAAAAGGAACTGGTGAAACTAAAGTTGGAACAGGAGCAGCGGATGCAACAGTAACGTCTAGTGGTGCTCATAATTTAATTTTAGATACTAACTCAGGAACTAACTCAGGTACAATTACGATTACTGATGGCGCAAATGGAAACATTGTTATTGCACCAAACGGAACTGGGGTAGCACAAGCTGTAGATGGAGGCGATAATACAGCAGCGATTAAAATTGCTGGTAAAGAAACTATATGGGTTCCTGCTTCTGCTATGTATCCTAACACTACAAGTGGATGCGCAGATTTAGCACAAACAGAATTATCTAATGGACCTGAATTAAAAACTTTAGATTTTGATAAAGA